GAAACCAAATGTGATGTATTGGTCTGCACCTTGATACATCTGTACTTGTAAATCTGAATTGCTAAAATAATTTGTTGCAATACGTGTTCGCTTATCAGCAAAGACTCTTGCTCTATCTGATACCTGATTGGCTGCAGAACAATTAACTGCTGGCAGTGGAGCCATTACCTCAGACAGGTCACGGGCAACAATGTCAATAAAGTTTGCTACTACGTTAGCATCTACACCCTCTGGAAAGAACTCAGGGTATACCTGTGATATCTGTCCTTTACGTACGGCAAGTACATCTAGTTGCCTTCTATCTCGCTCTGTCGAACGAGAACGTAAAGACTCTACTCTCGCAGATATTTGATTTATCGATAGCATTTAAATCCTTATCCGTATGTTTCGGCCCATTGTTCTGAAAAGGCTTCGTCTAGGTTGATTGTGTATCTTTGTGCTGATTGTGCTCTAGTGGTCCATCTATTAGATGAAAACTTTTGCAAATGATTTGTTTGTTGCATAAACTCCCGTGCTCTAAGCACAGCAAACCATAACGCCATAACACAGTCAGTCTTGCCTCTGCTATTAGGTTTCCAAGTTATCAACTGCTGAACAAGGGACTTGAGTCCTTCAGAGTCAGTAGTAGATGGAAGTTCAATCATGTTATTCTTTTGGAACTTCTCTTCTCGTACGGTTCCAAATAGGGTAGACATAGATGCTACACCGAATGCTGCGTCCCACTTATTTTTATTAGTAATATGAGATTCAAGTCTTACGCCATACATACCAAGCCATTGCCTTAACTCATCATCTAATGAGTATGCTTTCTGGTGGGCGTTGATTTCTACTCTAAATTCTTGAGGCTTGTATTTCAATACAAGTTCTTCTATCGTACTTCGAATTTTTTGGGGAGTAGGTTCTGCCATGTTCACACAGTCTAAAACATATATCCTAGAATCTATTCTGTTGTAAGTAATTACAACAAATGCTGCGTGGGCTTTATCTCCCATGGCAGGGTCAAATCCAATAATTGTGTAACCCTCAACTGCAGTCGGATGTCCCACGCCGCCTTGGCGCAATGGACCTTTTCTGCGCTGCCCGTTGGTACTACCTTGCACCAAAGCGGGTGGGAAGATGGAATCTTCTTCGACATCCTCCTGCTGATAAACCAAAGCCCATGTTGATGGTGTTACTTCACTTCGTCTTCTTGCTAATGCTTTGCCGTCCCATTTTGGGAAGAGTCCTTCTTCGTCAGGAACTTCAGAATCCCCATCCCAAGGAAGGTCCGACTTAGGCCAGAGCGTCTTCCAGTCTTCAGGCTTTTCCGAATACTCCAAAACAGCAGGCATGCCCATATAAGTAAAAGGGCTTTTACCCCCAGACCAATGCTTGGTTTCTCGGAGTTCTTTATAGAAGTCTTGTGCTGCAATTCGTGTCCCTACGATTAGTAACTTACCATTTTTACCCAGACGGGTAATAACTTCTTTTTGTAGCCAGTTGATTTGTTTTTCCCATTCATGGGCGTTGGCTGTAGTAATACAGTCATCAAGAATGATGAGGTCAGCACGTGCTCCATAAATCTGCCCACCCATACCAAGTGCTTGGATGGTGGGGTCCTTCTCGCTAGAATTTCTAGCATCGCTCCCAAGATAAACGGTGTCAACTCGCCAAGTGTCTGAATCCTCTTTCCAACCACCTTCGGGGCCAAAAGTTGTTTGCAACTTTAACCAGCGTGGATGTGAGAGTCTCTGCTTGATTGCGTACACGAACTCACGTGCTTTGACTAGCGTTTTAGAAACCACAATAATGCGGACATTAGGATTGAGAGCGATACGGTATGTGGAGTAGTTTACTGTGACTACCGTACTCTTAGCATGCTCAGGTGGCACGTTAACTAATAGACGGGTTGGGTCAGCCTTCTCGTAAACCATACTAGGGTGGAGCCATGAAGGCTCCCTATCTTCTAGTAAGTCAATCCAATCTTGATGGTGTGGAAATAATCTTTGATTTAAGAATATCTCAGAAAACTTTGGAAAATCTATTTCTTCTTTTGGGATACCTAGGGCTGCTAAAGAAGCATCCTTTGCGGTTGCCTTAGCCTCTGTTAGGTCGGCTGCAAATTTTTTATCCCTAAGCATCCATATTCTGACAGTGTCGGGTTTTTTGCCGCACATCTCCATAGCCTTATGGACCGAGTGGCCTTCAGCCACGAGGGCTAATACTTTAGCCTTTGCTCCTGCCATAGCATGGGTTCTGGGGTTATTACCCCCTTTTTCAAAACTCATAATCCTGTCCCGTTTTCATTAGTTGTAACAGTTATTAGATACAGTCTGTAACGCAAGTCCCCCAAGGACTTGCTACTGTTAAGAAAAGAAACAGCCTCTATATAGTATAATCTGTCCAAACAGGTAAAACGGACGTTTTACTTTAAAGTATTTTTTAAAGCATGCAAAAAATCTATACAAAATAGGACAAACTGGTACTAGTATGGGGGATATACTTTGTACGGGAAAATCTTTATTGCTGATACTATACTGTCTAACAGACCATATTAAACAGTCTGGGGTCATAAATGACCCGCTAACTGTTCAATATACTGCTTCGTTGTCCTGTATAGATGGACGCTGAGCAGATTACTATCTTCGGCGCCTTTAAAAACATTTCGGGCGCCTCAGTTTAAAAGAAAAATCTCAAGCACTATCCAACTGAGTTGTGCTTGCTCTAAGCCTCATCTGCAATTCTGCACTGGAATGCCTTTGGCATTCGCAGAATCGCAATCGGCTAAGAGTATTGGTGTTCGCTCCATGCGTTACGGTGCACAGCCCCTCCACGCAATACGCTCACCTAACACCACACACAGTCGGACGCAGGCCACGGCTCTCACTGGCTATCGCCAGTTTCTGTTCGAGCCTACACTCGTAGCCTACCTCGCTCTGGCTCGGCTTAACGGCTACTCGCAGCCTGCTTAACCTTACACCGCGCCGTCAAATTGCCTAACGGCAATTGTCGCCCATGCTTGTCTGGCCTAAGCCAGACTGGGCAAGAGTGACTGCGGGATGTCGCGGTTTACCGACAGCGTGTGCTGTTGAAATATATAAGCAAAGGAGATAATGATGAATAATGAAATCATAGTTCAAAACCAACTTACCCTAATGAACGAATGCTTCCATTGTCAGCAACTCAATGAACTATGCTCAGACTGCCTCGAGCAAAAAGAAGCCCGAGATGCAGTCATCGCCAACCAGTTGGTTGATGAAGATATATACAGATACAATCCAATGTATACCAGCATGACCAAAATCCAAGATGAGCCTTCGGCTCATGACTGGATTTCCAGTGAGACAGTAGTTCGAGAGGAGAAACCTACACTCTCGAATTGGGATAGAACTCAAGGCGAATCTATCTACACCATGAGGACAGAGTTCTTCGAACAGTCCTCCTGGTTGATAGATAGGTTATTCGACCTTGATGAATCCATGCAAGTAACTGAGCATGAGTGCATATGCTCAACATGCCACTACACAATCAACAAACACGCAGTTTGTCCTAACTGCAACTAACTAACCAAGGCGACTCCCCTACACTACGTGATAGGGGAAGCCGCCCCAATCGGAACAGGAGATAGAAAGTGAATACATTCACATACAACGAGTCAATCCTGAAAGGTGTCCGTGATTACCAAACAGTAATCAAAGGCACGGTGGTTGACCGCAGAGAAGATGTGCAACCAGATGGTTCCACAAAATCCAAGTTCGTTGCTTCTCGTCAGGTAACGTTCACAGACCCAATTTTGGTAGAGTTTGTTCGCCAAAATTTCAATGCAACATCTGAATACAAAGTAACCCTTAGTGGCTACGAAACCAGCACCTTCTCTGAGAAGAATCAGAAGTGGTATGATAACAAAATCGTAACTGATATAGCACTAGTATAACCAAACAGGTGGGGTGGGGGCTTCGGCTCTCACTCCACCTAGTTTTTTTTCAAGCCGCAGGTAACATAGACGGTCAACAATGAATCGAATAGGAGATAGCATGGCAAGCAATGACAGAAAGAACGGCAAGGCTTACAAGAAAAAGCCTAAAGTTCAAAAGAAAACAGGCAAGACCATTGATGGATATAGCCCAGCAAAACTGGCTATTCGTGCACAGAAAAGAGGAAAGTAATGTATCTAGATACAGGCACAATGATAGGTATTATGATAGCCCTAGTTAGTAGCCTATTGACCATGGGCTATTGTATGTATATCATTAAGAAACAAAATGAAATCATTCAAATGCATCAGATTGCCAGTGCAACCAGACGTAAAATGGAAAGGTAGATAGCAATGAAAACACAAACCACAAATAAATACTTAAAAGAACTAGCACAGTTTTTAACTAGTGATGCATGGAGTGAAGAAAGAATAATGGAACTACTAAGCAATGTATATCTCATGGGATATGCTGAAGGAGTAGATAACAAATGAGAAGCAGAGAAGAACTACTCAAGATTAAGGAAGCCTTTGCATATGCCGTAATGGATATGCTTGATGTATACGATGAGTTAATTGGCAACACTCCACGCAAACTATGGCATGGAGAGCAGCCAGAGCCAACAGTTAATGACCTAGCAAAAAACGAGGAGGAATCCAATGCTTGAAGGCGATACTCCCCAATGGGAGCACACCGTGTGGATTATGGCCAAAGTTAGATGCCGAACTACACACGTAGATGTAGATAGAGCAGGCGATGAAGCCCTTGATGACCCGTCAGAATGGTATGTGTTAGAGTTTGATAAGGGCGTTAAGCATGGCCAAGAGATTGTTAGGGTGAGATGATTGAACAAATCTTTGCAAGTTCATACCTCACAACTTCACAATCCTGGACGTTCTTACTACTCTTTGGATATATCACATGGAGGTTCATTAGATGAAGAAGTTATTAGCAGGGTATTTAAGTTGGCTACTAGCCTTCTTGTCAGCACCATTCTTTCCCAGCCCAGCGTACGCAATAGCAGTAGCCATACAAATAGAGGACAACTGCAAGGACACCAGCCAATGGACACCACGAGTAGCCAAGGCATACGCCAAAGCATTACTCAAAATAGAATACCCACATTGGAACAGGTCTGAATGGTCAGCACTTGCAAAACTTTGGGGCAAAGAATCTGGCTGGAAACATACGGCAGATAACCCTGAGTCCAGTGCATATGGAATAGCACAAGTTTTAAATACTAAACCAGGAACACCAGCCCCGCTTCAAATTGAGCGGGGGCTGGAGTATATAAAGCACCGCTATGAAAAACCATCAGTTGCTTGGGCCCATTGGCGAAGCAAAGGGTGGTATTAAATTTCTACGAGGGATGCAGGCCTAGCCAGCGTAATCGTAGAACGCAATAGGTTATTAATCCTTGAGTGATTATCCAGTTAATAATCTTTCTTGAGATGGGTAGTCCCGCCATCTGCGAACACGGGACACTAACCAAC